AGCTGCGTTGTTAGTCCTGGTCTTCGTTTCAGTTCCTCCTTCTTCTCTGAAGCTTTGTCGAGTTCTATTTTGCCGTTGGTTTTCTTCAACGGACTAATCAAAATTGCACTGCAAAGATTAGGACATTCGTTCTCATCAATACGGACCTTAGGAAGCAAAGGGAGCTTCTCACCAAAGAGCAACTGACAAAGACGGAACTGCTGCCAGTGGTAAATGGTCGGCGCACCATCGTTGTAAAGGATAACTGAAAAGCCGTAACTCTCTAAGGCTGCCTTCATCGTCAGCGAGTCAGTAGTTATCTGCTCTAATTCCTCACGTGTCTTGTTGCCAGCACGATCAGGATAAAGGTGTATTACCTTATTCACTGCATCCGTACCAAAGAAAGAATACACCTGCTGCGCAAGGTTCTGCTGGTCATCGGGTATGTAAGCCCAAAACTCCTTGATGATATCGAAGCGACTACCATAGTCTTTTTTCTGTCCGACGATGAGCGACTGAAAGTTACCAGGGTCGTAACCAATATAGAGCGGTTCACGCTTATCGTAGTGACGAAGATAGCGAGCCGTGAGGGTGAAGTGGTCCTTGAGGTTTAGTTTCAGTATCTGGTCGTAAATATAACTATCCTTGAACTGGTGTCGCTCGTGGTCGTAGGTTGTAAAGAACTTGTTAGTCACCTCTTTGTGTCGAATAGCACAGATAGCGGTCAAGAACTCATCCATATCGAGCGTGTCGAGCTGGGTCTTGAAGAACTTAGGACCGAGAATGTCTTTATTACAGAAAGATGAAGCACGAATATAGTAGATTGCGTTTCTTCGCATATCCGCTAAGCGTGGTTTCCAGCGTGCAACAAAAGCGTTAAGACGTTCATTTTCCAGTCTTATCTTCTCCATTGTGACAGGGTTCTTCGTATTGCGTAAATCCTGCTGGAGCATAAACTGCTTATAGAGCGACTGATTGATAGCAAGTGAAACACTGGCTATCTCCTCGATGAGCTGTCGGTCCATCTTGTTTTCGTATTCCTCAAACCAATCGTCCTCACCAAGGTCGACACGTGCCGTATCGCTCACACCTGTCACGCCTTCATAGTAGGCAGAGCGACGGATGTCAGCTGAACCACCACGGAGGGAAGGGAAAAGACGTGACTTGAGTTTCTCTCCGCTGTTGTGCTTCATCTCCTCGACGAATGCATGCACGGCATTACGACCAGCGACACTCTCAGGCTGATCTGAAGATACTAACTGAAGGTGCGCACCATTGCGGAAGATGACCGAGTGCTTGGCGTAGGCAATAGGGTAGCGTGGTCGACGAAAGTGTGAGGGTAGCTTTGCTTCGCCCACCACATAGTCTATGCCATACTCCAACATTGCTCGCTGCTTTCCATTCACGATGACAGGACGAGAGAATGAAGCCTGAATGTTAGGCCAGACGTTCGTCATCAGCGCAATGTAAGTCTTATGCACAAGAAATGAAAGCTCACCAGGCATATCATTCGTCACACGGATAAGACGTGGAACGATAACGCCCTCCGTCTTACCCGTTGCACGAGCCCACTCTGCATAGAGCATATTTGGGTCGATAATATTCGCCAACAGCTGAACACGGTTCATATAGTAGTGTTCAAAGTCGAGTGTTGGCTGTTCGTTGTTTTGTGTCGTTAGTTCGTCAGTCATTTGGAATCTCCTCTACTATTTCAGCATCTTGTATGTCAGCATCACGCAGTAGTCTCTTCTTCTCTTTCTGCTCGATAGGCAGCGAGTCTATAAGCGTGACATAAAAGCCTTGATTGTGTTTTGCTGCAATGTCTTTGAGACTCTTCTTTGAGAAGCCAAGTTCCTCAGCTGTGATATTTGGTGTGATAAGGATCGTAACACCAAGGTCTCTATCGGCTTCGGAGATTTCAGAAGCACGACGACGACACTCCAGCGCACGTTCGTAGCACTTGCCTTGTGTCTTATAGTCACCAGCCATAGCACACATCTTGGCAAGGTTCTCAAACTGATTAGCGTACTGATTCTCCCATATCTTGATGGGTACGTTATTGTCTACCTGAAAGTAGTTGATAGCTTCATAGAGTCGAGCCATACAGGTGCGCTGCTCTATCTTGATACCTTGGTTAGCATTGATGCGCTGTTGCAACTTACGAGCCGCACGAGTTATGTTGCGTTCGTGCTCGTATATTTCCATTGCCCACTGCAACTGTTCCAAGAACTTCTGTAGCTCTTGGGGAATAGCATCGCACTTGCCAGTGGCAAAGAATTGCGATATTAAGTCAGGGTGTATCTGTTCGATACGGTCAAGTTGTGTCATACGCCAAACAAGTCTTTGCGCAGCTGCTCCTCCTTTGCCTGCTGAATAATCTCACGCAGTTCCTTCACGGCTTCGGTGCTGCCATCCTTTGCCAGTTCAACGAGCTTGGTAAGGATTGCACGCACATCCTCCGTGACGTTCACGAGCATTGCGATGTCTGCAAGAAGTTTCTGAATGTCTGAATCCATAACGCAAAGATAATCAAAGAGGATGAGCAGGCAAAAGACAGACCATTTTCCTGACGTCAGGAAAAAGAAACAGCGTGCCTCACGGCAGACTGCTTCACAATTTAAGAAATGCTTAAAAAAAATTATATCTTCAGACGGCAATCGTTTCGAGTATGCCGTTGTATTGTTCGAGTGCTTCGAGGTAATTGTCGATGGCTGCCGTGTCGGTGGGGGCTGCCTTGAATTGGTTCCACGCTGCGCGCACTGCGCTATAGGCTACCGATGGCGTAAGGGTGGGGGCAATAGTCATAGCGCACCTCCTTCCAACCATTCAGCTACGAAGCAGGCAGCCAAGAGAACTACGAGGAACAGATGAGCGTAGCAGACTTCCTTATGCGTGAAACGCTCACCGCATAGACGTGAGAAAGTAGCTGACTCGCCATTAAACCACTGTGAAAACTTACTGCGCTTTTCGCTTGCCCAATCCTTGAGCGTGAACGACCGCTGCGCTGTGCGGAGGGTTGTTGTTTGCATATTGCATCATTGTTATAGCATCCACGGAACTGCCGTGGCAGAGACACAGAGAAGCGGCTGCACATCCCGCTGCTATAACAATGATGTCTCTACCCGAAGGGCTTTGATAAATTGTACGAGATGGCAACCGCCAATATCTTTATGAGCATAAAAAAATGCCCAATCGAAAACGTTGAGCAATGACCGATGCTCTTCGGGATAGTCTACTATCATTGTTATAGCACTGCAAAGATAAGTATTAGTTTTGAATAATGCAAGCGAAACGCAAATAATTTTTGCGTGACGCAAGTATTTTATAAGAAATCCCCTGCTTCACAGCGTGAGGCAGGGGACGGCTAAAGATTAGAAAGTCAATGACTATCCTTATGGATGATAATCTGGGTCAACGGTTGGACCGCTCGGATTGCTTTCTGTTTTGTGGCTTATCTTACCAACATTGTCGCTCTTCTTCACCTCGTAAGGCTTGAAGTCGATACCAGTGAGGAAGGCACGTGTGCGCCCGATGTCGCCAGCCTTCCAGTGGGTTTCAGGCTGGAAGTTGATGCGCGTACCGACAATGTTCTTGGCTACGTTGAATTTCTCAACCGAATCGGCAGGCTTGGTTTTCAAGCCAACCTTGAACGAGCCGAAGCCGTCGAGCACTACTCGGTCGCCATTACGCATGTGGCGAGCCATTACGTTGACGAGTTCACGCAGAACTGCGTAGACATCCGCCTGCTTAGCAGAGGTGTTTTCCTCAATCTCCTTAGAGATAGACTCGAGGTCGGCAACATCACTGACAACGGCACGTGCATAGAACTTGCCTTTGGTTTTACTCTTTGTGCGAACGTCTTGGTAAATCTTAAATTTTACTGACATAATACATTGATTTTAAGGGTTAATAAATAGATTTATATAAAGCTATGCTTTTGATGATAGAAAGCTATGCTTTTGATGGTCGAAAGCTATGCTTTGGAGGATAGAAAGCTATGCTTTGGATTTCTGTTCCTGCTGCTGCTCGAGAACCATTCT